TACCGCTTCCGCGCTCGCCGCATCCTCAAGAGCGAGCAGCAGAACGACACGAACAACAACGCGATCAACGCGCTCAAGGAAGACAAGATCACGTTCACCACGAACGTGTATTTCACCAGCGCCACCAACTGGTGGGGCATCTCCAGCGCGAAGAACGGTCTTCGCTTCGTGTGGCGCGACAAGCCCGAGTTCCGCGAGGACAACACCAACTCGAACTACACCATCGAGTACACCTCGTACGAACGGTTCGCGGTGGGTTGGACCGATCCCCGCGGCGTCTACGGCTCGAGCATCTAAGGAGACACCATGGGCGTTTCCGTTTTCAACCAGTCTGGCCCCTTCGAGCTCCCCGGCATGTCGGTTGCGGCGACGGGGGGTGAGAAGTTCTACGTCGGGGCAACGATGCCCGTCGGGCAGATCGGCGAGAAGATCGTTCAGGACCGCTTTTACACGTCCGTGAACGCCGCTCTCGCCGCCTGCGTCTCCGGGCGTGGAGACACCATCATGGTGTTGCCGGGCTACACGGAGAACATCACGGCCGATGCGTGGTCGAACCTCGCAGCGACTGACGTGACGGTTCAGGGTTTGGGGCGCGGGACCAACCGCCCCACGTTCACCTGGACGGTGTCTGGCTCGACGATGCTGTTCGACGTCGCGAACTTCCGCCTGATGAACTGCCGCCTGTTCCTGGCGGGCCCTCACGTCAACGGCTCGGCGCTGACTGTCACGGCTCCGATCACCATCTCCACCTCGGGCTGGGAAATCTCCGATTGCGATATCTGGTGGGGCTTCGACGCCGATCAGATCGTCACCATCGGGATTACCACCACGGCGAACGCCGACGACGGGAAGTTTAACCGCAACCGCTGCTTCGCGGAGACGGCGGCTGTTCCCACCACGACGTTCCTCCGTCTGACGGGAGCTGACCAGCTCGAGATCGACGGGACTCAGATCATCGGCCCTGGCTCGACCACGGCCATCGGCCCGGTTCAGATGTTGACCACTGGCTGCCTGAAGCAGAAGTACACCAACTCGATCTTCCAGAGCACCCTGGCCGCTTCAACGATCGCCTTCACCTCGATCGCTGGCTGCACTGGTGTGGTGGATAAGTGCTCGTTCGCGGTCCTCGCGGCCGGCAACGGGATCACCACTGGCTCGGGGCTTCAGGTCACCAACTCGAAGACCGCCGTCGCTGCTGCAGCCGGCGCCGATACCACTGGGTAACCGATGGGCTGGCTAAACAACTCCGTCACACAGCCCGGGGTTACCGAGCTGGGGAACCTGTTCCTCAACGTCACTGGCGGCAAGGTCTTTTACGTCGGTACGGCGGCCATGGTCGCCAATTACACCGACGTGACCCAGGGCATCGCCAACCGGCTGTTTACGGACGTCAACACCGCTCTTGCTCAATGCGTGGCGGGCCGGGGGGACACGATCTATATCCTCCCCGGCTACACGGAGAGCATCTCGGCATCTGATGCTTGGTCGAACCTGGGTGTTGCCACCGACGTTACGATCATAGGGATGGGGCGAGGGACGAACCGTCCCACGTTCACCTGGACCGCGAACGGCGCGACCGTCCTCTTCGATACGGCCAACTTCCGCGTGTTGAACGTTCGCATGTTCATGGCGGGCCCCCAGTCTGCAGGCGCCGCGCAGACAACCGCCGCCCCCATTACCGTGTCAGCGGCGGGCTGCGAGATTTCCGGGTGTGAAATTTGGTGGGGCTTCGATGCTGACCAGATCGTCACCATCGGGATCACGACGACCGCTGCCGCCGACAACTTCACCTTCAATAGCAACTTCTGCTACGCCGAGACGGCTGCCGTACCTACGACCACCTTTCTCCGCCTGACTGGCACAGACAACCTCCGCATGGACGGAACGGTCATCATCGGGCCTGGCTCGACGACGTCGATCGGCCCGGTCCAACAGCTCACGACCGGAAGTCTCAAGGTGTGGATTCACGACTGCGTATTTCAGAGCACTCTGGCGGCCTCCACGATCGCTTTCACGGCCATCGCCGGCTGCACTGGGACGGTCGATAAGTGTTCGTTTGGCGTACTCGCGGCCGGGAACGGGTTGACCGCTGCCAGCGGTATGCAGGTCACCAACTCTAAAACGGCGGTCGGTGCTGCAGCCGGCGCGGACACGACGGGGTAACCGATGAGCAAGCACGAAAAGGCCGCTCCAGTTGCCCCCGTCAAGCCGCCAGAGCCGACTCCTTGCGCGGTCTGCGGTCAGAACGACGGGGAGCTCGTCGCTGTTGTCGGCCACATTCGGGCTCATGCGGAATGCGCGGCACGCAGCCCCGATGTCATTGCGAAGGTCAAGGCCCGCGCGTAACAGAAAGGCTGAGGGCACATGGCTAGCCCGTCAATCTACAGAAACGGGCTCAACCTCGCCGGAACGGTATTTCAAAACGGTCCGGCAAGCCTCCAGCTCGACGGCTCCACGTACTTTTCGGGAGCCATTCAGTGGCTGGATACGATCAGCGGCAATAACGCGAATGCCGGGACGCTTCCCGAGCTTCCGGTGGCTACCCTCGCCCAGGCCGTAACCAACTCGGCGGCAAACGGGATCATCGTCATCGGGGAAGGCTCGTCGGAGTCCCTTGGCAGTTCTCAGTCGCTGGCCCTGGCGAATCTGAGCATCTTCGGGTGCGGGAGCGGGTCTAGTCGCCCTCGCTATACCTGCACCGGTACCGTAGACATGTGGGCGGTCTCGGCTGCTGGCGTTTGGATTGAGGGATTCTACTTCCCGGCATCCACCGCTGTAGCTACTGACCGGATCGGGCTTGCCGCTGCGAACGCGACTATCAAGGACTGCTATTTCGAGTGCGGGGCCTCGGACACCAACCGTGCCCTGCGAATCCACACCGGAGCGAACAGCGCGCGAGTTGAAAGCTGCTCCTTCGTCACGACGGCTAGCCGGCCGGCGATGGGGCTGGAGATTTCAGCCGCCGTCACCGATCCGGTGATCGTTGGCTGCACCTTCGATGGCGGTTCGTACGGCTGGAGTGACTACGCGTTCAAGGTCTCGGCCGCTGCTACCCGGGTTCGGCAGTTCGGGAACACCTTCACGAACAGGGCCGACCTTGGGCACACCGTCACGGCTACCAGCTACCAGCTCTTTGGCGTCGAGGCTTCGGGGACCAGCAACGTATTGCTCACGGCGTAAATGGGCGAGCTCGGCACATACAAACCCTTCGATTTCCCCAGAATTTGCGACGTCTGCGGGAACCGCCGGCGTATCTCCTCCATGGTCAAGCTGCCTGGCGGTGTCTGGTGCTGCGACATCCACAAGGACGAACGCTCGGCGGTCGAACTGGACCGCCTGAACGCGAAGAAGAAGCCCTACAACATCATCCCCGTTCCGAACGCGAAGCCCGGGAGCCAGTACCCGGACGTGATGGAGGCAGAGGAGGCCGTCATCATGAACTTCGTCGATCGGATGGTGGTTGCGGGGACTCGGTACGAGCAGATCATCTCCGGTCAACCCGTCCCCGTCTCCGGAGAGGGAGTGGCGGCGATGGCATGGGCGGGGCGGTACCTCTATACGGTCATAACCGACACAAGGACGCCGGCACGAGTCGTCACCCATGCAAAGGGACTGCTGCTCTCCATCGCCTCTCAGCTCAGAGCGCGTCAGCAGGGATTCGGCCTGTCCGCAAGCTCCACGCGGGCGAATGACGCCTTCTATGGCGGGTTCTTCGACTCCGGTGGATTCGCGTGGTTTTCGGATACCGCGGCAGTGGCTGGCCTGGCGATGCTCTACGCCTATCGGGTATTCGGGACAACGAGCTATCTCGTGTCTGCCCGAGCGGCGGCGAGCTTTCTACGCAACGTCCAGGCCATCGGGTCGAACGGGACGTTTTTCACCTCCAGTGATTCAGCCGGAACGGCGCGGCTCAACACGGGCGGTCTCGTCAGCTACATCCTGAATAACGCGAACTTCGCTCCGAGCTACCAGATTTTCCCGTCGTGCCTCGTGACGCTCCAGTTCTGGAACGAGCTTACGACCACGGACGGAGACCAGAGCATCGGAGCGACCGCCGCTGTAACGGGCTTCGCCTCGATACCGGCGCAGCTCATGTCGACGTCAATGACCCAGCTTCGCGCCTGCTGGACGAACGGGATCGCCGAGGTTGGCGGAACGGTCGTCAACGGTCTCTCCGCTTCGACGCCTCGGGAATTCTTCTACTCCTACCCGTCAGGCACGGGTCAGTGGTGGTTTCAGAATGGCAATGCCATCGGCGGAACTACGGTCAGCTCCCTCAACTTCGCAACCGCCCTGATGGCTCTTTACGCCTACGAAGGCGCCACGACCCAGGTGACGGAGATCGACGACTGGATGCGGGGCTTTACCAGCAACCCATCGTTCGAGACCGCCGAGAACACCTCTGCTTACACGCTCGCTCGAGCCACCACGGGGGACTACGACGCGACGGTTTGCCCCGCGACGCTCCTCCAGGTGCGGGACGCCTCGGCCTCGTATGCTGCCAGCTCGCTCAACGGTTCCAGCGTCTACGACTGGGGTGCGTTTGGCCTTCTGTCGCCTCTCTGGTCATCCCGGCATGGTGGCACGTTCGCCAGCGCCAGGGCGAGCGCCTTCGGTAAGCGTGAACGGTTCAGCGACGGGTCTAGTACCGACGGCGATTACGTCGACTGGATTTCGCTGCTGGGCCTTTCCGGGCTCTCTTATCAGACCGCCAGCGTCAGGGCCGGGAACGCTCTCAACGACGTCGTGGGGTCTTCCATGTTCGGCGTGGCCCTGCATCAGAGGCCGGTAGCGCAGGCGGTGCCATGAGTACGTCTTTCGACTTGAATCGGACTGACATCATCCGGACGGCGGCGCAGCTCTGCGGGGTTGTTGCGGCGGGAGACGATCCGGACACCGCTCTCTTGTCGATGGGGAGCGACTTCCTCAACGTGATCATGAAGGAGATGCAGAGTTTCGGAATCATGCTCCGGAAGCTGGAGAGGACGACGATCCCGCTCATCTCCGGTACCGCCTCGTACACCCTCGACGCTTCCACTCTCGACGTCGACACGGACACCTCATACGTCTCCGACGGCAACGGAACCGACCTGCGGCTGATGATGATCCCCCGGGGCCAATACATGGCCCTCACCGACAAGACAACCCAGGGCCAACCCACCCAGATGTACGTGGAGAAGACCGCGAACATCACGGTTTCTCTCTACCCGGTTCCCGACGGCAACTGGCCGACGATGACGATTCCCAGGGTCGTAGTCATCGACGACATGACCACGGCGAGTTCTGTGACGGGACTTCAGGCGAAGTACCTCCGGGCAATCATGCTCGGAGTTGCTCACATGATCGCCTATGCGCACTCCCTCAACGACAAGGCTCGAATGCTCAAGGCCGACTACGACCAGGCGCTTGGCATCGCGAAGAACGACGACACGGAGCGCGGCGCGACCCGGCTGGTCGCCAACTACGGACTGAGGATGCGGCGATGATCGGACTGCTCGAACAGGTGCTTGCGGAGCTTGCCCGGAGACGCGAGATGCAGCCGCAGCCCCGCGACTGGCGCGAAGTAACGCCTGACTTCGTTGGCCCTCCTCAGCGCGGCCTCCCGCCCACTTCATACCGTGACCCGATGCAGGCGGGACCGGCGCCGCCTACGTCGGGCGGCTGGCAAGTCGCGCCCGACAACGTCGCCAACGACTTCCGCACGAGCGCCGCGCTCGGTGGCGGTTCCATGCCCGGACCTTCGGGGGGGACGTTTCGGAAAGAGTCACCCTACGACCGGGTGATGGAAGGTGCGGGCTCGATCGCAGATCGGCCCGACTACGCCGACTACCAGAAGTCGAAGACGACGTTCGAATACCTGATGGGGCCGGACGGTAAACTCTATCGGCGCCAAGGCGGCCCATCACAAGCCCAGACCAATCAGCTCGCCATGATGCTCCAGAGGGGCCGATGAAGAAGGCGGAGCGCAAGATTGCCCATCTGTGGTGGGCAAAGAAGCCGGGAAAACTCGGATGGGAGCAGTTGAGCAACTTCGCGTGGCTTCACATCGACGATCTGAGCAAGGAAGAACTCAACGACATCATCTTCATGATTACCGAGGCGCGCGCGAACGGCTGCCCGCCGAAAGTGTTCGAGGTGGTTAAGTGAGCAACTTCGCTGCAATCCTCGCCCCTCTCGCCATCTCGGGCTCTCGCAAGAGCGACGGGACCGCGAATGACTCAGGGAAGGTCTACGCCTATCTCCCCGGTACGCTGACGACGACAAGCATCTACGCCGATGCGTCGGCGGAGACGGTCGTCACCCAGCCGATCACCCTGGACAGCGCCGGGAGGCTTCCACGCGCGGACTTCCCCGACGGCGTTTTCATCGCTCGCCCCGTTCGCCTTCTGATCCAGGACTCCAGCGGCTCCACGGTGAGTGATTCCGTCTACGTCCCCAGCACCGCGGGAGCTACGGGCGTCGACAATGACGGATTCAGCGATTCGACGCTGGATGATGTCCTCGACGATGCCTTTACGAGCTTCGGCGGGGTGGATTGGAAGTACAAGGAGAGCGGGGGAGCGACCTCGCGGACGGTCAAGGCGAAGTTCGCGGAGCGTGGCATTGCCCCTGAGGATTTCGGCGCGGTTGGCGATGGCGTCGCCATAGATACGACGGCGGTACAAGCGGCCTTCAACCGCGCCAAGGTGCTGTCCTGTCCGGTCATCGTTGCGGGCGGTAAAAACTACAAATGCGATCAGGCGATTACCCTGACGAGTGCGACGGGCGTCAGCATTCTCGGCGCTGGCAGCGGGGCGTCTACTTTCACGTTCACGAACGGGTCTGCGGATGGTTTTACCTTCACGTCATGCACGACCCTTCAGATCAGCGGCATCAAGATTGCCCACTCGTCATCCAGCACCGGGAACGCCATCACGCTCAGCAGTTGCACGTCGCCGTCATTCACAGATGTCGTGCACAACGGCGGCAGCAGTTCGGGGTTTCGGATTGTCATATCGCTGACGAGCAGCACGTCAGCCAAGATCATCCTGTGCACGCTAACGGGAGAGGCGTCGAATGCCGCAGCCCGCGGCCTCTATGCCAGCAGCAGCGGCGCAATCACCATGGTCGGCGGCAGCGCCGGGGCTGCGGCGGGGTATGCATTCGAAGCAGCAGGGAACACCGCTAACTGCACTTTCCTGGGGACTACGCTGGGGACCGCGCGGTTCGCCGCTGGACTGTCAGGTTCAGAGTTCTACTTCGTCGGCTGCCCAGGACTTGGCCTGTCGGTTGCCACGGCGACCAACTTCCCCGTCATCGAGCAGTGGCAGTCGCCGCCGTATTCATCGAGCGTCAGCGGGGCGACAGGCACGGCTGTTACTCCGAGCCTCGTCGGGGGAAAGGTCGTTCAGGTCACCGCAACGGGCGGAGTCGGAACCCTGACCGTCAATAACCCTGCTCTCCTGCCGACCACGGCCGGGCTGGGCCGGCAATACTGGGAGTTCTGGTTCATCAACAGCACTGCCGGTGCCTGCACATGGGCCCTTGATACCAATTACCGCTTGGCAGCGTCCATCCCGACGACGTTCGCCCACACAGTCATCATCAGGTTCGAGTGGGACGGCACGTATCTGCGCGAAGTGGCGCGCACTGACACGGTGACGGCGTGAGCCTACTGCTGCTTCGTCGCGATGAACGCGATTGCGTCGCCGTCGATGAAAATCTGCCCGCTAATGACGTCCTCGTTGTCGGCCGGCGCTCGAACCTGACTGAAAGAACCGGAGGTAGTTTCGAGGTTCAGGAAGATCGTCCCGGGCGTCGTGTAGTCGGCGTGCGCCGCGCCCCCGATCAACTCGCAGCGCCAATAGCCCTCCGTGTCCTGAAGGTGCATGTAGCCCGTGCATTGGGCCGGATTGAGGGCGCCTATGCGCACGTCGTAGTTGGCGCCGGTCTCGCCGCATCCGACGAGTCCAACGAGCAGAAGCCACAGCAACGCGCCGAGTGCTATCGGGGACCAGTTGATGTCTCGCATGAGCTAAGTGTGTGGCCATGTCGGCACGCTTCGCAAGCTGCGCAGGTGATCAGTGGGTGAGCCGGCCACCATCCCGTTCGCCCAGGGCCAGGCCTCGGGCCTCGACACCCTGTCGGGGATGGCTCCCAAGCTGTGGAACTGGCTTCCAGATGCGGCGGGAGCCCTCCGCCAGCGCCCCGGTATTCGCGCGTGGTCCGATTTTACCGGCGTCACGGCCTCGGGCTCTCCCGTCATCGGGATGTTCGTCTGGCGAACCTCGGTGATTTTCGTCACCGCCGCTCGGACCATCTACGCCCTCATCGCTCCCGGCTCTGTCTTGAACCTCGGCACGCTGGGAGGAACGGGGCGGCCGATCTTCACCTACGACCAGCAGCGGGTGGTCATTACGGGCGGTGGAGTTCCGGTGAAGTGGGAAGGGGTGGGAGCGGTTTCCGATCTCGCCCCGGGGATGACCTCAATCAGCGGCGGGGCGCTCAACCTGACTCATATCGCCTACTCGGCGCAGAAATTCATTGGGAACCTCAATGACAATTCTGGCGTTCTCCAATGGTCGCAGGAGGGCCCGGGGAGTCATGCGACCTGGCCGATCGTTGGCCCGTATTACATGGAGGCGGAGGCTGCGCCCGATCCGGTCATTGCCGTTTGGGCGAACACCAATGAGGTCTTCGCCTTCGGCACTGAGACCACTCAAGTGCTCTCCCCCGATCCGGCCACTCGTTTCACGGTGTCCGCTTCGATCGCCTACGGCCTCGCGGCGCCCTACTCGGTCATCGCCACCGAGGACGGGAACCTCTACTGGCTCGAGGCGAACCGCAATTTTATCGAGTCGAACGGCCGCGGCGCAGACCTGATCTCCAGCCCCACCATGGCGGCCGATCTCAAGAGCCTCGAGACCGTCAGTGATTGCTGGGGGGCAAACATCATGATCGGCTCCCACGACCTCCTCGTTTGGGCCTTCCCAACGGAGGGGCGGACATTCTGGTACGACCGCACCACAAAGAAGTGGGGCGAATGGAATACGCTGGACTCAAATGGTGAGTCCACTGGCTGGATTGCTCAAAGTTACTTCTACTGGGCTGACCGTAATCTCCACCTCGTTGGGCTGTCGGACGGTACAATTGCGGAACTGAGCTTCAATGCACCCGACGACAATGGAACAGCGATTAGAGCCCTGTCCGAGACGGGGTTTCAGGACCGGGGGACATTCGCCCGGAAGCTCTGTCAGCGGGTACAGCTCCAATTCCGTCGGGGAGGCACCGTGCCGCCCGCTACAGCCCCGATCTGCGAACTCCGGTACCGGGATGACCTCGGGAATTGGAAGGCCGCAAAACGCTTCTCAATGGGCGCCGCGCAGTATCAGCCAGTCGTTGACGCCTGGGCATTGGGGATGTACCGCCAAAGGTCCTGGCAACTCAATTGGACGGGCGGGAGTGATTTCTTGCTTGCCGGGGCTACCGAGTCGTTCGAAACGCAGGAGGTTTGACCATGGATTTTAGCCTCAGTGATATTCCGATCGCGGGCGACATCTACAACGCCATCCGAGGCAATCCGGACGCGATCAAGGGCGCATACGACCAGCAAATCGCGGCGTCGAAGGCTGCCCAACAGCAGCTTCAGTCGTTCCTCATGGGCCAGAAGGGGAACACCCTCGCCTATTACGCCCCGGTTCAGCACATGTTCCAGAAGGCCTATGGGACCGAGGGAATCCAGGGTCCGATGATTCCCGGGGTACCGGGGTCTAAACCCGTGGGGCGGTAATGGCGTTCTATAACCCTCTAAATCCGCAGCAGCCATCAACGCCGCCGCCGGCCAATCCATACGGGCCCCCGGCTCCTGGCCTATTTGGACAGTCCACTCAGGCGTGGCGCAAGGCGCCCGATCGCGCCTACGGGTACTCGCCGTTCGGCGGCATACCGAACGCACATGGAACGAAGGCAACCGATCCTAACGCTCCTACGCCTCAGAGCACGATCAACAAGGCGATGAGCACCGTCAGCAGTGCAAGGCAGGGAGCCCAGCAGCAGGGGCAGCCCTACGGCTCCGAGTCAGGGCCAGGCATCCTCGAGAGCTGGTTCAACCAGCGCGTTAACGGGACCGACCCTGCTTACGAATACGCGATGAACCGTGGTGGAGATGCCATCGACGCCCGGATGGCGGCTGGTGGTTCGTTCAACTCGGGAGCCCGCGGTCAGCAACTCTCGGACTTCGCCGCGAACATGGCGGCTCAGCGGCTGGGCCAGCTCGACACGTTGGCGGGCGGGGCTTCGGGAGAGCACATGGGGCGCCTCGGGATGATGTTCGGCCAGGGGCTTGGACTGGCCAACGGCCAGGCTGGAGCTGGAACCGCATACGACACGGCAGCGGCCGGGAACATGGCTGCATCCGCGGCGGCGCAGCAACAGATGAACCTCGCCAAGGCCGGCGTCGATTCGAAGGCAAATCAGGGCCTGCTCAACAACGCATTCAACGCCTATTCCATTTTCAAGATGGGCCAGGGCGGAGGCGGCAACGGTGGGTACACCTCTGTCGACGGAGGAGCAGGTAATCCCTACCCGCAATACTGATGCCTGATCCGCGTTACACCATAGACTGGGAACCCCCCGACATCTCGGCGGGCGCTGGACTCTTGCTCGGAGTCCTGGAGAAGAACCGCGCCCACGACTTGGCCCAGATGAACGCCGAAACCCAACGGCAATACGCTGAGAACACCAACCGCCGAGAGAGCGCCCAAGAGAAGCGCAATCAACAGACCTACGAGCAGGGACAGGCAGACCGCCGACAGAAGGCGATCGAGTCAGCCAACGAGCTTCGCCGTCAAGGCCGGCACTCGGAAGCGGACATGCTGCTCAAGCTCCACGGCGTCGTGGCTGCCCCGATCATGGGCGAGGCGAAGACCACGGCCCCCGAGGTGGTCACCCCCATGTCGGCGGCCTCTCGTCTCACGTCGGCGGAAGTCCCCCCAATGGAGGACACGTCGTTCAAGTACGTGAGCCCGATGGCGGCAGCGGCTAACACGGTCGCCCCTCCCGAGCATCACGGCGTGGGCGTTACGGTCCCCGAAGAACCTCCCGCAATGCCCCCCGTCGCTGCCAGTGAGGTCACGCCGGCCGAAGATCACAGCGCGGCCAGCGACCTCCTGCCGTACACGATCCCGGGAGAAACCCAACCCGGAGCACCTACCGGGGCCTACCGCTATACGGGACCGAATGGGGAAGACCTGGGGAGGTTCGACCCGGCGGAGGAGAAGGCATTCCGCGAAAAGAGAGCGGCGCATGTAACCGATGCGCTGGGGCCGCTCGGCGAAAAGGTCGTGAAGATAGCCGATCTCCTGGCTGCGAACGAAATCAGTGACAAGGAAGCCGGGGCTCTGTTTGCGATGGTCCGATCGGCCGAGAGCGAGACTGAACGCGAGAAGGCACGGAACGCCGACCGCGAGGACAAGCAGCGGTTCGAAGAGTTGATGAAGAAGCTCTACAGCAACGAGCCGATCACGATCGCAGACCGCAATCGCTGGGAGGCAATGCGTGCTCATGCCCGCGCGGCGTCTTCGGGGGCCGTCACCGCTCCCCCGGCAGCAATGGACGTTCTGAGCCGGTATGCGATCGAGAACCCCGGGGACCAGCCCGGTTTGCACCGCCTCGCCGGCACCCTCGGTATCGAGAACCCGGAGAAGGCGGTTGCCGCCGTCCTCAATCAAACGAAGTCGACCGAGTCTCAGAGCAAGGACGCAAAGCAGGCAGCTATCGGTCTCCGGGCCATCGATGCGATCGGCTCAGCCGGCTATACGCCCAGCCGCGAAGATATCCAGAAGTGGCTCAACAACCAGCGCCAAGTTTACCAAGCCCAGAGGGCCGGCGAGGGCGGCGGCATCGGCGGATTGGTCGGCGGATACGTTGCCGGGAAGGCCCAGGAGCACGGCGTATTGGCGCAGAGCGAGGTCGAAGGTTTGCCGCCGAAGGCCGCCAACTACTTCGCGAACGTCCGTCGGTTCATGGAGACAATCGGCCGCGCGCAGTCAGGCGCCGCCATCTCCCCAACTGAATGGCAGAACTTTTTCAATCAGTACGGACCGAATTCCCCGGGTGGGCTTGATGCCGCGCGCCAATATATGAACGATCAACTGAGGGCGTCCGGGGTGGCAGGCAGAACACTCGCGCCGCCTACTACGCCGAAGACAACCGCGCCTGTGAGGTCAGTTCGTATGCCTGACGGGACGGTCCAGAGCTTCGATGCCAACGGAAAGAGGGTCGAGTGACCGATCTGGAAAGAGCACTCCAGGCCGGGGGCGTTGACATTACAGACCACCCGCAGCCGGCCCCGCGAACCGCACGGCCATCAGGCTATCCAGTGCCGAAAAGCATGAGCGCGAGCGACGTTGACCTGGGGATCGAATCACCGCCGCAGGAAGAGGGCGCGATGTCGCGGATCATGCGCGGGACCATGATGGGTGCGCCCCCGGAACGGCCGTCAATGTTCGACGTCAAACCCTCGCAAGAGGAGATTCAAGCGGGGCTTGATTTCACCAGGACGCACGGGCGCCCGATGGACCCCATGGAAGCCGATCCGATTGCTCAGGGAGTCGTGCTAAGTGCCACCTTGGGTCCCCTCGGGAGAGCTGCTTACAACGCCGTCGCCCCTGCAATTGGCAGCCTCCCTGCCGGCATAGGCATTGGAGCGGGGGAGGGTTACCTCGGCTCAAAGATGACCGGCGGCGACGCAACGACTGGAGCTCTATTTGGCGCAATGTTTGGTGGCCTCGGAGTTGGAGGCGCCAAGCCGTCATCGGCGGCGATCTCTAAGAACAACACCCAGGTCATCAAGGACATCAACCGGGGCACGACGAAGGCGCCAGGGAAACTCGCCAATGACGTTCGGTATCGCTCCGGCGACCTCGGCGACGTCCTGTCCGAGTTGCCCGACACGCGAAAGTCTGTCGTTACGAACGCGCGCGCGAACCCGGGAGCCGCAGGCAAGGACGTTAAAGGCGCGCTTCGGGACCTCACCGCCGAGAACGACGCAGTCTTCGATGCGATCCAGTCCCAGCACGGGGGCGTACCGCTGGACGGTATCGCGGGGCGTCTCACTCAACTCGAAAGCAAGCTGAACCAGCAGGGACGGGGCGTTGCAGCCGACGCCGCAGCGCGGTTTCGGGATGATTTGGTCAATCGATACGGAGTCGGCGGGACGGCCGGCGTCCGACTCACCTCGGAGCAAATCCGCAACATCCGGAACGACATCGGCGATTTGGCTTTTCCAGGAGGCGGAGCGCAACCGAAGGGCGCCCGCGCTGCGCTGGGAGACATCTACAACGAAGTGAATGGGGCGATCGAAGACGTCGCCGGGATGACCCAGGGAGTGGACGCCGCAGCATTCAAGGCGCGCAATCGTCAAATTTCCTCGCTGATCCCCGTCCAAAAGGCACTCGGCTCGCGCGTTGCGGCGACGGCAGACCTGGAGCCGTCGATGTTCGGTCGCATCAAGAATGCCGCTTCAAATGCCACGACCAGACTCAATCGCGCCGCCCGCTATGGAGCCGAACAGCGCGGCGCCGACAACCCTGGGCTGATGCTGTCCCCCGCGTCCGTTGCCGCTCAGTATTTGCTCAACGGAGGCAACGAGTAATGCCGTTCAAGAGCACCGCTCAGCGCGCCTACCTCGCGATCAACAACCCCAAGGTTGCCCACGAGTTCGCCTCGGCCACTCCAAAAGGCGCACAGCTCCCGCACTACGCCCCCAAAAAGGGACGGCTGCAAACCATGCACGAAAAGATGAAGGGACGTTAGGACATGGCTGATGACGACTGCAGATTTCTGATCACCCGCGGCGCTCTGCTGGGTGTTGCGAACAGCGGAACCGAAGCCCCTCCGGGGAGTTCAGCGACGATTACGATCTTCGACTCCACGGTCGCTCCGACGGAGATGAAGTCGGGCGTTCCGTGTAACCGGGTCCAGCTCAATATCTACAGCTCCCACGATTCGGGAGCTTCGGGGCTGGTGTTCTCCTCGAGCTTCGACAACGGCCTGAACTTCCGCACCCAGGCCAGCTACACCTATCTCAACGCCAACGGGGCAACGACCTACGACTACCTGATGAAGGGGCGGCACGTGAAGATCGCCTACACCAACTCCGCCAACGTCCTCACGGCGTGGGAAATGGAGCTTTGGGGCGTCTACGACCGGAACCCGGGGTCGTAACGATGAGCCTCTACGTCAATATCCCTGCGAGCAGCAGCAGCGCCGGTGGAGCGTTTTCCGACGTTCTATCAAGGGCTCAAGCACTCCTCGGGACCACGATTGTCAAGGCGTTCGGTACCGACTTCGACACGACGAGCTGGATCGCCGCCACATTGGGAGGCGCCGGAACGGCGAATCTCTCGACCACGCAGCGGGGAGGCGTGATCGAGTGCAAGGCCGGTACCGGGACGGCCAAGATCGTCTCCGCTGGCAGTGCCGGGCTCGTCGTCAACCTGACCACCGAGCTCTGGTACATGCGCACGCGGGCGAAGATCGCAACCACCGTCGATGCGAGCACGTTCGCTGCGGCTTCGATGTACTCGACGAACAACACGGCGGGGGTCGTATTTGGCGGCATCGGATCGGAGTCAACCGCCAACTTCACCTATCAGATTTTCAACAACGCCGGCGCGCTGACGACGGCTCACGGCTCCCTAGGCGTCGTCCTTGACCAGAACATGCACGTGTTCGAGACATGGGGGGATGCCACCAGCTTTTTCATCGCGATGGATGGCGTGACCAAGGTGACCGCGGCATGGCCCGCCACGGTCACGGCAGCGTCAACCTTCCGCGCCGATGCTCAGGGCGGCGGCGTAAATCGAGAGATTCACTGTGACGACGTTGTCGTCTGCACGGCTGGCTAATGCATGTTCACGATCTCGCCGGGAATAAGGCTTTGCCCCGTCGGGACCTCGCTCACGGCCGGGGGCTTGCCCAACGGCCAACCACGAGGTTGGTGGTGCGACGTCTTTGGAGTCGGCGGTAGGCTGTCAACGGGAATGGCGGCATTTACGCCAGTCACCGCGCTAGGTGTTCAGACCAGCGGATTGGCTCGCGGTTCTACCAGCCCCCCCATCGCCGTTCACCGGCCCATCATTGCCGAGATTGGTGGCGCCAAGCTCGCCGACAACATCGCCTCCTGGTCAACGCTGGTGACGGCCTATGAGCCCTTCGACGCTCTGATCGTTGAAGGAAATATCAACGACGTCATAGCCGCGACGAATCAGACCACTTTCACGAATCAGGTAAACCAGATTCTCGACCTCGGGGCAGGCTACGGCCAAATCTTCTGGATGGCTGCGATGCTGGGAGACACCGGGAACGGTGAAAACGACACGCTGTTTGGCAACGCGTTTAACACCTCAATCGACACCTACAACACCATCATTCAAACGCAGATGGCATTGCGGTCCGCGAAATACACGTTCTGCAACGTGCGGGCTTCCCTGAAGAGCTGGGAGACGGCCAACAACACCGCACACGTAGGACAGGGATTGCTCACTATCGACGGTATCCACCTGACCGAATACGGCCTTGGGATCGTCCGAAAGGCTGCGGCGTCCAGCGTTCAGTGGGGGGCGTAAGGTGACCTGGCACCACGTAGCCGCTCTGATGATTGCCGCAGCGATGGTCATGGCCTGCGGCATCTCGGAGAAGTGCAACGGAGCAAGTTTCAACGGCGTTCTACAATTGGCCACTGTCATCGTTGCTGGTGCTTTTGGCCATGCCGGGGCCGGGATGCGAAAGAAGCAAGACGAGGGAAAGGGCGATGGCAAATGAAGCCGGCACTGACCTCGATCTCGAGCGTGCAATCTGGAGAGAGTGCGCAGGAGCCTGTGACGCCCTGGCGGGAGCAATTCGCAGAGCAGAGGAAGTCGTGCCGGGACTTCCTGGCCCTTCTAGACAGCTTGCTAGAGACCAGCTCACCGGGCTCGTCAGACGAACGTGTCTCTTATTAATGTCCGTAGGTTTCCCCAACGAAGAAAGGAAATGACCCCATGCCCAAGTGGCTCTCACTGAACAATGTTCTCAAGGTCGTCGTCGGTGCCGTCGGTGTCGCCGGCGCCATCGTCACGGCGCCTGCTGGCGTCCTTCCGGCCGTGGTCGTCGCCGTCGCAATGAAGGTCGTCACCTACGGCGGCATTCTCGTCGGCATGGGAGCGGCGAAGTACCTCCCGGGCCATGGGGCGAACGCGCCTGAGAAGCCGATGGAGATGCCCGCGAAGTGAGCGAGCCCCTGTTCGTCCCTGGCGATCTGGTCGACGGGGCAATCACCGTCGCCGTTACCCAGCTCGGGCAACGGGAGACGGGCCCCAACACAGGCCCGATGGTGGACAAGTACCTTGAGTCAGTGGGGCTCGGGCCGGGGCACTCCTGGTGCGCGGCTGGGATACACTGGAGTTTCCAAGAGGCCGCGAACGCGCTCGGAATGCTCAACCCCTGTCCGAAGACGGGCGGTGTCCTGCGCCTCTGGGAGCTCGCCCCCGACGTGGCGAAGGTACGCGCGCCCGTGCGAGGCGCAGTTTTCATCATGGATCACGGTAAAGGCCACGGGCATACCGGGATAGTCGAGACGGTCAACGGCGGCGGCCTGGTGGAAACCATCGAGTTCAACACGAACCGTGGCGGCTCACGAGAGGGCGACTGCGTTTGGCGCCATATCTGGCGACCCGAAGACGGGGCCCGAGGGCTGCTCGTCGGCTACATCGACTTCGGCTTAGTGCCCCTCGTTTCGAAGAAGACCGGCGTAGCCTAGGACGCGCGCTTCGCAGCGGCATATTGCCGCATCCGAAGGCGACTGCACGTCCGACAAACGCGCGCCAGCGCGCCGTTCCGGCCCTTCCGCCATCCGGTATTGTCGACGTCGAATGGGTGGCCGTGTTTGCACGTCGGGCGACCAGCTAGCAGCGCTGGCGGCGATGAGCTTCGACGGTTGTTTTCCCGCTGCGTGACCGGTTCAAGATGGTGCGGGTTCACGCACAGCGGATTCTTACAAAGGTGGTCCAACTCTAGGCCGTCGGGGATCGGTCCAACCAGAAGCTTCCACGTCGCGCGGTACGCTGGCTCCTGATTCCCCAGCGGGTAGCCGTTCGACATGACGTAGCCCTTCCAGGCCCAGCATTCATCGGGCCTACCGACGGATTCTCGCAGGACCGCCAGGAAGCGCCTATTTTCCGGTTCGTCGCTCATCCACCTGTCGCTGGTGCCGCTCGTCAGCCGGAAGCCGGCGGCGACCTAGGCGTCTGGGAGCAAGTCCCAATCGTCGATCAATGGCCGCCAGGGATCGGACCTGGGAAGGCGATCAAGGCGGGATGAGGCGCGCGCTTCCAGTTCACCGACGCGACGAATCGCGGCGGTGAGGCCAGCGCGCTCCAGGGCCAAATCTGATTCCAACTCCGCGATTCTCGCGTTAGCGGAAGCGAGCTGGGATTGGAGGTCGGGACCGGGAGCAACGAAATGGCCGTGGCTGTCGTCTGTGCAACCCGGAACGCAGAAGCGCGTTCGCGACACGAAGAAAAACCCCGGATCAAGCGCCAGGCATGACGGGCACGCCCAGCCGGGGACATTCTTGATCTCATCCCACGTTCGTTTATGCGTTGGGCACTCCCTCCGCACCGCCCCCGGTGCCTGTGGTCCGCCGTCGGAGATGAGCGTGGCGCATGCGATGGCCTCGACGCTTACATGGTTGCCGAAGTGGCTGGGCCATCCACTGCTGGCAGCGTGAATCATCCACGTTCGTGTTCCCGGCTCATAGCGGAGCAGCGTTGCCTCGTCACCGGTCGCGAATCGGTATCGCTGACCTGGTCGAACTTCTGGCTTATCCATTTCGCGGCTCTCCTTTTTCGTAGCGGTGGACGGGGGAGGTGGTCACGGCGTAACGTCCGCCGAAATGCCGACGCGAAAAGCACTCGAACGCCTCGCCGAACAAGCAGAGAGGGACCGAGTAGCGTGGCAAGCAAGGGCAGACGCAGCGGAGAGGCAGCGAGACGAGTTCCGAAGAATGGCTGCCGAAATGGCCACGACGGAATCATTGCATTCCGGAGATGTGAAGTCTAGAGTGAATCCTAAGATGCACGCCCAGCACAAGCTCGCCATCTCCAAGGGACAGGCAAAGAGCGACAAGCGGTTCAAAGACACCATCCGGAATGCGACGCCGCAGGGCTACACACAGGCGAGCCTTGCCGCAGCCGTTGGAATGAAAGCCTCGCTTTTGAGTATGTGCCGCAGTGGTGAGCGCGCCATGTTCCTGTCCAGAGCCAGGCGCATTCAGGACCTCACCGGATGGCCCGCTGACCTCGCCCACTGGCGGGGCGGCCTCATCGAAGACGCCTGAAATACGGGCCCTTTGCTTTTCTAGAAAAAGTCCTGGACAAGGTGTGAAGACTCGGGTTAAGAGTTAATCATGAATACGGACGACGCCCCGGACTGGATGGACGAAGAGGAAGAGGGGGAGCAAATCCCCCTCGGTAGCGGGTACCTCAGGAGCCTCATTGAGGCGATCAACAGGGCGGATGCGCTGGAGAGCGTCCCCGTCCGCGCTTCGTTCGAGGTGGCTGAGGGGAAAGTGAGGGAGTTGTGACGCTTCTGGAGGACTTGAAATCTGCGGCTGGCTACATCGCCAACACACGCCGCGCATCACAGAAGGCGCTTGCTCTTGCAGGTCGCCTGCGAGACCACGCCTCGCGCCTAGCCATAGAGGCCGGGAAGGCTAACGCCAAGGCCCTGCTGCCGTGGTCGTCGGGCCGCACAAAGGACCTCGTCGAACGCATCAACGGTGGACCGGTGCAGCCGTGACCCTCTCCGATACCTGCGGGGAGTGCGGGGGAGAACTGGACGTCACCAAGCGCGTCTACCGAGGGCCCAACGGCCTCCCTCGCTGCCCTATCTGCCAGGTGCTCGCTGAGTGCCGGCTCGAGATAATTCGGATCACGACGCTGGCCGAGATGCTGGAGAAGGCCGACGGGAAGAGGGACCTCCATTGACCGACAACAAGGAGAACAAATGAGCTCGTACATCACGAAGATCGCGAAGGAGCATGGCTTGACAGTGAAGGACGCGACGGAGCCGCTTGTGCTGAACGTCGAGCCGCGCCACGTGCGCCGGGGGAAGGTCAGCGACCCAGGGGCGTGCGCGTTCGCGGAGTGCGCCAAGGACAAGCTCCACGCCGATGCAGCGTACTTCTTCCGCAGCACGGCTTACGTGCAGAAGGGAAAGCGGCTCACGCGTTACGTCCTGCCCGTGTCGATGCAGAAGGAGGTCGTTGCGTTCGATCGCGGGAAAGCTATGGAGCCCGGTGAGTACCGGCTAGCCCGGCCGGAGAAGTCGGCCACCCTCGTCTCGGCGTTGAGGCGCAGCAAGAAGCGCCCTGGGCGTCATTACCCGGCGAACACGAAGATCAAGCGCAAGGTCGTCCACCGCATGACCGGCATCCGCAAGAAGACCCTGAAGCAGATGTTGGCAGCGCAGTAGCAATGAACCTCGCAGACCTCCACCGCATCAGGGACGCGATAGCCGAGGGGCTTCGCGTGCGTCTTGGTTTCATCATCACTGACGAAGTGGTGGCGGATAGGAGCAACAACATTACGGAGTACGTCCGCCCGATTGTTGAAGACCTGATCACGGCCGCTCTCAAGGACGCAGCCCGCGGCGAGGTCGTTGTCGGAGAAATCCAAGGGAGGGAGCCATGGAACGAGAGAGGGAGCGAAGCGAAGTCAGAAAGCCCAAGCCCCGAATCATCTGGGCCTGTGCCTGCGGAAAGACTCACCAGTATCGAGATCACAAAGGTGAGTGGGCCGGGTGTGGTTTCCACTGCACCCGCCACCCGGGAGAAAAAGTAACCGATGACGCCCACCGTGACAGAGGAGTCAGCGTCGAGCACGTTGCACGGATCGTGAAATTCCAGACCAGGGCCGGGGAAGGTTTTGCTGTCGGAAGCACGGGTAGGCATCTGGAAGACGTTGGGACGGACGAAGGAGAGGAATTATGAGCCACGACTGCGGGCATGAGACGTACTCGGGCCGCTGCATTCCGTGTGACGGGGAGGGCGCGACGTGCGAGCACGGGCCCGATTGCACCTGTCCGGGGAATCCGTGCCCCGCGTGCAATGGCTCGGGCGAATGCGCATCGTGTGTCGCCGCGTTCGCACAGGAGGACGCTTATTGGAGCGCCTACTTCGGGAAGGCCATCGACAATGAGGCCCAGCAGCGGCGGCTCGAGCGAGAGGACTACGGCCGGGAACTGACCGACGGGGAACGCATGGAAGAAGCGAGGAAACTCAAATGAGCACGACGGACCTGACCATCTTTACCGACACCGGCTACGTGACGACGCTGAAGATTGCCGAGACGCTGGTAAAGAGCGGGGTTCTGCCTCGGGGCATCGACAACCCGTTCAAGGCGTTCGCGATCATCCAGAAGGGCCGGGAGATCGGCGTGGGTCCGATGCGGGCCTTGACGGGAATCGCCCTCATCGAGGGGAAGCCGACGGTTTCCCCGGAGCTCAAGCTGGAGCAGTTCCGCCAGCGAGGCGGGCGGGTGAAGTGGATCAAGTCCGACAACACGGTGGCCCATCTCCACCTCAAGGCCCCGAACGGCGACGAGCACGAAGAGATCGTCACGATGGACGACATGAAGCTGGCTGGGGTAGCCGGGAAAGACAACTGGCGGAAGTACCCCAAGAGCATGTTGCGGGCGAGGGCCGTGGGCTTCGGCCTCCGGGCTCTTGGCGAGGGGGACGGCAGCTACACCCCGGACGAGCTGGGAGCGGTGACGAACGAATCGGGGGAAGTTGTCGAGGCCGAGTTCACGGAACAAGTCCGCGCCGCCGTCAACCAGGACCCGCCCGAAAAAAAAGAAGCTGCTCCGTCTGTGGCTCCTCCGGCTATTGCTGCGACGACTTCTAAGGCCCCCCGCGCGAACACCATCAAGCACGATGGAACCTTCGCGAGCCACAAGCAGGTGGCGCTACTCCACATGCTCAAGGCCAAAGCAGGGATCGGAGACTGCGATGGCAAGTGCGCCAAGGAAGTGAAGAAGTGGAGCAAGCGGGTGAACGCCGAAGTCCCGATGATCGTCCGCTGCACCTACCACGGGCAGCTTGCCGCCTTCAAGGACTGCGACGGGAAACCCATCACGACGTCAACCGACCTCTCCGAAGCTCAGATCAGCAACCTCATCGACCGCTACGAGGCGAAGATCAAGCAGCAGGAGGCTCGACCCTCGGAGACGCCGGACATCGCAGCCATCGACAATCCTAATCAGATTTTCGACGCTGCGACCGCCCCGCAGCTCTCGGAGCTAGAAGCCGCTGTCGCCGGCGACGAGGCCCGCATTGAGGCCATCTGCGACACCCTGCGGGTGATGAGTATCAGCGACATCCGCACGAAGGAGCGAGCATCCCAGGCCATCGCTCTGGCGATTGCCTTCGGGACGGGAGCGTTCGAACCGCTGCGTAAGAAAATCATGAGCCAGGTTTCGCCATGAATGACGTCCTCTGTTCCTGTCACGCGGGAGAGGACAAGCGCAGTCGACTCCTGAGCAGCGACCCGCGTCTCTACGTCTCGATGAGGGCCGAGGATTTCAACGTCCATCGCAGCGTCTTGCTAAGCAGGGACCGCTCCACCTGGCTCGTGACCATCAGGAGGAAGATTGCCGCCGAGCTCCGAGCCGCCAACTATTCCCTGCCTGAAATCGGGAAGGCTCTGAATCGTGATCACTCGAGCATCATAAATTTGCTGCGCGGTAAGGAGCGGGCGTGACTCCCTGCCCGAAGCCCCAAAAGCGAGCGAAGGCCCGCAAGCCCCTCTCCCGGAAGACCTGGATACGCAAGCGCAGGCCTCGACGTCTCTCCCGTCCCGGCTCGGACCCCGCATACCTGGACTTCGTTCGCTCCCTGCCGTGCTACCTGTGCTCAACCTGCGACGGTATCCATGCCCATCACGCGATCCATCGAAGCCAGGGAGGCACGGACAAGGACGCAATCCCGCTATGTATGCGCCATCACCAGCAGTGGCACGACCACAACGGCGCCTTCGCCGGACTCAACAGGTTTTACCGCTTCGCCTGGAGCCGGCGGGCCATCGCAGACACCCAGGGGCGGTATAGCGAAAGGAGCGACGGGAATGGACGTTGACTACGACAAGGTGACGAAGGTGGACGAGCCGCTTACGTTGACTGACGGGTCGTTCGAAGACTGGTTTGTAATCGAGCGCCGCGTCCACGACGGCCGGGCATGGTTCGAGCGCACTGGACCGCATTCCTCGTCGCTCTGTCTGTCGTCGCGGATCGGCAACGCCGACATCGAGGGAGACGCCGAAGAGATGCTGTCCATCGCCGACGCGATCAAGACGCGCGGGGCCGCCAGGCACAAGCGCTGCGCCGCGAAGACGACGCCCGACGGCGTAGAACTGTGGTCGCCTCGGAACAGCATCGGACGGACGCTGGTCCCGCTGTCGGTGGCTGATGCCCTGGCCGAGGAAATCACCCAGAAGCTGGCGACCCCCGAGCGATCCAAGGGAGGCGAGCCGTGAGAATCCAGGCAACGTCACCGGGTAAGAAGTTCGACATCAAGGAGCGGGTGAGCGTGCTGAAGTTGTCGGCGGAAAACGTCGGCGAGGCTATCGACCTGGCGTGGGTCCTGAAGTTCATCGAGGACGAAGGGCTGGAGAAGCTGGGCGAGATGTGCATTGACCGCCCGTATTCCGAGCCGGAGCGACTCCCGACGCGGCGGCGATCCAAGGGAGGCGAGGGAGCGTGAGCGACAAACTGCAACCGTGTCCATTCTGCGGCAGTGAGAACGTCATGTTTCGCGTCGATGACGACGCCGGGGCGCGCGTCTGGTGCAACGCCTGCCTCGCGCTGGGACCACCGTTCGGGCGGATGGCACAAGAGAGCGCGATAGCGGCCTGGAATAATCGGCAGTCGGCGCACCCCCAGAAGAGAAAGAGGGACCCGCGATGACGAGGCTGGGCAAGTTCAAGCCGCTGCCACGTCGAAAGCTGGAGAGGCTTTTGAGGCAGGGCGCCAAGTCAGCGGCGGAGTTGTTCCGCATCCTCGAAGCTTCTGCCCTGCCAAGGCCAGGTGAAATGGAGGCGAGACTTCGATGAGCGCCCAGGTACCGACAGCGCGCGGGTCGCTCTGGACGACGCCCGCAGGAACATCGCCCGCGCTGACTCGGAAGCTCGCGAAGCTGGCGAAGGCGTGGGGCGCGCTCCCCGAGGCCGAGAAGCGACGGTTGATTGTCGCCAGCGCCAAGCGCGCCGAGAAGCGAGCCGCCGCATTTCGACCGCGACGGATCAACCCACTGACGCTACTCAAGGTGCTCGATCGAGGCCGACACAAGGAAGGGATAGGAACCGATGAGCTACGACCAACGATTAGCCGACGCTGAGCGCGACCTCGCCGCCCTCCGTAGCAGGCTGGATAGGGCTGAGGGGTTGCTGCGGGAAATCGATTTCGGCTGCGCTAACGAGGTGCTCGGAGAGGACGATTGCGGCGTGTGCCGGCCCTGCCGTGTTCGCACCTTCCTCGCTCCTACCCCACCCGGGCCGCCCCGGGACTACCACTTGCCTGAATGCGCGTACTTGAACAGCGACAGGACGTGTGATTGCGGGCGGGCTCCAGTTCCCGCAGCCGCCGTGCCCCTCAAGGAGCCGACGTGCGGCATGCGTCTCCCTAATGGGATGGTCTGCGACAAACCACGGTCACATCGGGAGGGCTGTCTTATTAAGGAGCCGACCGACCCGACGACCTGCGTGTGTCCATTTCCGCGCACCAAGTGCCCAGCCTGCGACAACCCGTGCCGAGCCTGCCGTTACGCGCGCACCCCCGAGGTAACCCGATGAGCTACGACCAACGACTCGCCGACGCCGAGGCGAAGGTAATCGAACACGACAAGGCCATCGCGGAACTGCACGAGAAAGCCGAGGCCACCATCATCGCCCTCAAGGCGCGCATCACCGCCCTGGAAGCAGAGAGGGACGGCTGGGCGACGGCGGGCGTGCGAATCGAAGGCATGCTGCGCAAGGCGGAAGCAGAGAGAGACGAGGCCAAACGACACGCCGCAGGCCAACACCGCCGCGTGACCGAGCTGGAAGCGGAGAGGGACGCCGCCGCGAGAAACCGCGATTCCTGGGAGCGAGACGCAACCGACAAGTGGAAGCGGCTCCAGGCTGCCAGGGAAGCGCTGGAGGCGGCGAAGCGAGAAGCCGATACGATGTTCGTCCGTCCTGGCGT